TGTTCAATTTCAGCTTCGTCATTTACATCTTGTGAGTGCTGGTGTTTTTGCCCCTGATGATTACGAGATCTTGTGCGAAGTTCGTGATCGTATGGGTATTGAGCAACAATACTCAGCTTTTTGGGTTGGTGTTCTTGGCTTTTGTATTATATTGTATCGCTTTTTCATTTTCTGTTTCTTTGCTTTTGTTATGATTAATTTTGTTAAAACGCTTTTGTCTGTGATTTTGTCGATGTTCGTGTCGAAGAAGGATAAGATAGTGTGTAATGGTAACGACATTGAACATATGTTGTACATGCGTGAGCAAGCTGGATTGTCTTGGCAAGGTGATGATCGAGGTTACGAGGACCGTGAGGGAAATCGTTATTTCTATGACCCAGAGAAACGTACTTGGGTTAAGTATGAAAAACATGGAAACAAAAGACAAGGAAAGAAGGGTGCAACAACACGAAGGATTCGTGGTGGAGCTCGTGCACATGCGGCAGACTGGATCTCGGAATTGGATTCTGAGATAAATGTTAATGAGGGCGACGCACACATGATAGATAGATTTGCCTCACAGTTTGTGCGTATAACTCTTCTTTCTGATGGACCTCGCCAAATAACTATGTATGGCTTGCAAGTTGTTTCCAACATGGTCCTTGTGCCAAGACACATTCTTGGGGGTGAAAAGTGTAAATCTTACCGATTCCGTGTGGAAACTGATACAACATCTTTTACGGAAACTGTGTTTGATGATGCGATTCATGATTTTCGATCTGCGAAGAATGTCTCTGGTTTTGATCTTGAAAATAGTGATGGCATACTTGTTCGATTTAAATCGCTCAAAATACAGCGTTCACTTTTGGGACATATTTGTCATGATGTTCTTCAGCCTAGTGGTTTCTTTTCTAAACGATTGGACCTGATGGCACTTGTTCCACGCATTAGCGAGACTTTGAATGCTGGACCTCGTTGTACTTTTGCTGTACCTGTTGGGAAACTTCAACTCACCGGAAATGTTAAGTATGCGGATGGAATTTATGCAGAATATACCGCTCAGTTGTACACAACGGATATACCAGATCTTGCCCACGGCGATTGTGGATCTCTTCTTGTGTTACGCGAAGATGGAGCTTTGCGTATCGCTGGGATATATGTTGCTGGAGACGTGAATACAAAGAAAAATTATTTCCAGCCAATAACACGCAGTTTGATTGAATCTCTTTCTGGAGGAGTGGAGTGCAGAGGCTTTGCAAATTATCCACCTGTTGATCCCGAGGGTGAAACTGGAAGAAATATAACAAATCCTCTTCCAGCTTTAGGTAGATATTTGCATGCTGATAAACCCGGAGTTTCGTGTATACCACCAAGTGAAATTAGACCTTCGCCTTTGCAGGAAGAAAATAAAATGATTTTTGGACATGGACCTGCGTCTGCACCGGCACAGTTGAATTATGCTTCTATGCAGAAGGCCGTTGACAAGAAGATGCATCATCCTGGTTTCTTTGATACAGCCATTTTGGAGAAGGCTGCAGATTGGGTCAAACAAGATTTAGCTGCACATATCCAGGAGTGTTCACGTATTTCACTTCAAGCATCAATAAATGGTGAGTCTCATTATGGTCAAGGTTCTAAGATGGCTATTGATACTTCTCCCGGTTTGCCCTGGTCATGGATGAAAACTGCAGGATCGAAAGGAAAAACTGATCTTTTCGATTTTGTTGATGGTGAGTGGCGTCCCAAGAAAGAACTTTCGGATGCTGTGGCTGACGTTGTGAATTGTAGGGAAAATGGTGAGGTAAGACCAGGTCTTTTTCGAGGTACTCTCAAGGATGAGAGACGTGAGTTAGAGAGGGTTCTTGATGGAAAAACACGTATTTTCACCGCAGGTTCTGCCGAAAAAGTTATAGCGGATAGAATGTTGTTTCTTGATTTTGTTGTGCAATTTAAGGAAGCAAGACTTAAGCTTCCACATGCGTATGGAATCAATCCAGAGTCAACGGAATGGCACGATATGGGAATGAAACACCGTATGATGGGGAAGAAGCATTTTGCTCTGGACTATTCAGGTTTTGATGCATCGGAATCAATGCAACTCTTGCAAACTGTA